TTCCACCATTGATGTCCAAGTCGGATGATATCACCACACTGCCTGTGCCCGCTGGTGTCAGCACCAGATCGGAGTTGCTCTGTGTGGTTGTGATCTCGTTGTCTGTGATGTTGATGTTGTCGTCCACAGTCAGGGACGCTATCACCACGGCTCCAGTCCCACCCGGCTCCAGCCTGATGTCGGCGTTGGAACTTGACGAGATGATGTTGTCGTTGAATGTGAGATTGTCAATGGTCGTAGTGCCCACTAAAGTGGTGTTGCCAGTCACGTCGAGTGTGCTCAATGTGGTCGCCCCTGTAACGTCCAGCGTGGACTGTAATGTGGTGGCTCCCGTGACCGTGGCGGTGCCGGAGATGGTGGCCGTGCCGTCCACCGTGAGATTCTCGTTGATGTTTATTGCTGTGGAATCATCAGAACTCAGTGATGTTCCCGAAATGCTGAGGGATCCGAACACCACTGAACCCGTACCTGCGGGCAGTAGTCTGATGTCCTCGTTGGACCTTGTTCCCTCGATGTTGTTGCCGTTGAACCTTATAGCCGGCATGGATATCGCACCCGTGCCTGAGGGCTTGAAAACTATGTCGTCGTTGCTCCTGGTGGCCCTGATCTCGTTGCCGGAGAACTCAAAATCCCCACCTGACAGTGGCGATAGGTACAGTTCCGTGAACATGTCGTTGACCTTCTGCATGGCCACACGTAAAGTGTCGCCTGTCCCGTCATTTGCGTTTGTTCCCACGTTCAGTGTCTGCTGTGCCATCGTTTAAACCTTTATTACCCTCTTGACCAGTTTTACCACTTGGTCGTTAGTGTTATTTACTCTTCCCAGCAACCTAACGTTGCCACCCGATACGTCCACAGACAGTTCCAAGGACTCGTATGCTGTTGACCCGTCACCTGTGCCGTTACCCGACCTGCCAAAAGTGCTGATGTAGGCCGTGGATCCATCGTGCGTGACGTTGGCCTCCACCAGGCTGTACCTGTCTGCCGTGGCGTCGGAAATCTGTATGTGGTACTTGACGCTCCTGTAAGTGGATGCGGACCAGGAGTCTATGACCTGTGTGGCCGAACTGCTCCCCAGCACCGTGGCTGTGGCGTCCTGCACGTCCGTTTTGGAGACCACGAATGGTGGTGTGTTGTCCCATGTCAATGTCTTGGAGCCATCGGTCTTCAGCAGTTGTCCACCGAACCCGTCCGTTTTGGGCAGTCGGAAACCATTGATGACCACGTTGCCAGTGCCGCTGGCGTACAGGAACAAGTTCTCGTTCGATCTTGTCGTGGTGATCTTGTTGTCCGTGATCGTTATTCCTGATGTCGACAGCGTGGCCGTGTTAGCGGTGTGGAATCCCAATGATGAGAACGTGCCCGCCGCTGGAGTGTTGCCGCCTATGACTGTGTTGTCTACATTTCCTTGGTCTAGGTCTATGTTGCTGATCCTGACCACACCCGAACCATTGGCCGACAGCACAAGGTCTGAGTTAGAATTAGTGACACGGATCACATTGTCTGTTAAATTTATATTGGAATCTATGGTGAGGTTTGATACTTTGACTACACCGGTACCTCCTGGTGTCAATCTCAGGTCCGCATTAGAACTGGTGGTAATGATGTTGTCATCGAACGTTAAATTGTCTATGGTGGTCGTGCCAACAAAACTGGTGTTGCCGGAAACGGTCAGTGATGACAGAGATGTGTTGCCGGTCACGTCCATGGTGAACTGTGATGTTGTGGCCCCAGACACGGTCAGGGAATCCTGTGCCAACAGAGTGCCATCCACAGTTAAATTCTCATTGATGTTTATGTTACTGGAGTCCTCTGACCGTATACTTGTTCCTGAGAATGATAGTGATTCTATGACCACTGATCCCGTACCGTTGGGCCTGATCACAAGGTCATCGTTGGTCCTGTTGGCCCTGATGTTGTTGTCATCTATGGTGATGCCTGGGAAAACCATGGCGCCCGTGCCAGCGGGTTTGAAAACCAGGTCAGCGTTGCTCTGCGTGGTGCTGATGTTGTTGCCTAGCAGACCTATCTGTGACTGTCCAAAAGTGGTGGCGTATAATTCCGTGAAGTTGTTGTTGATCTTGATGCCGGCACCTCGGATGGTATCTCCCGTGCCATCATCAGCCTGTACTCCGATGTTGATTACTTCCTGAGCCATGTTAGATACTCGCTAGTGTGATCTTTTTCCATATCACTGTTGAACCATCATAGTTCGCAGTGCATACATATAAATTTGTTGCGTCCCAACTGATTGAACCTGCCACGTCACCCGTGTTCCCTACAGCAGTCGCAGTTTTCGTGGTCTTGATCACAAGTCTGTCTGCTTCTATTTGTACCTGTCCTGTTCCGTTTGGATCCAGTATGATATTTCCGTTAGTGTCAGCACTCAATAAAGTGTTGCCTGACATCTGTAGATCGCCAGCCAACTCCGCGAAATTGGCGTTGACCTTGGTCATAGCGGTACGTAAGGTATCACCCGTTGCTGGATTTCCTGCCGTTCCTGTGTCTATTGTTAATCTCGCCATAATGTGTTATTCGTATTTATTAAATACTAATATGTTCATAGAAACCCTAAAGACGATGAAGTTGTACAAGAGGGAGAGCAAACTGGGTACCATGCACAACTATCGCAGGAAGAACCTGATCTACGTGTTCCGGTGCGATGCCTGTTCGGACACATTCATGAGGCCCAAGTCAAAAGTGGATCCCGTCCGTGCTTCAAACGATTACAAACATGTGTGCAACAAGTGTGATTCCAAGAAATTCGCCCAATCTGTGGGGGTCAAGATGCGTAGGGTGTATCAGTTGGACGCCAGCAGTACCAGGACCCTATAACCTACGCCATTTGATGTCATCACGGGAGCCCGTGATCCATCTCTGTAGGTCAGCATATATACCCGACTTTATGTTGGGTTGATCGAAGTACCATCTCAAGAACGGATTGCCCTCCAGGTATTCCCGCCTGTTTATGAAGTAGAAATTGGTGTTGGGGAATCTGCGGAACGTCTGCCTCAGTTGGTACATCCATTCGTACTTGAGGTAGGCCTTCATGCTCTCACGTCCGGGATAGTTTATCGAATCCTTGTAGATGTTGTTCTGTATCCTGCTGGGTGTGTCCATCTCCCACTGTTGGGCACCCATTATGTCGAACGCCATTATGATAACATTCTTAATGCCCGACTCAGCCGCCATCAGAACCGCACTGCACCCCGATCCCTTGGCCTTGGAGAAGTCATTGGTCTTTATCTTGCCGCCCTTCTTGATGTCACCGCCACGCCATACCCTGTAGATCTTGAGTCCCTCGGGCACATCGGTTTCCTTGTCACCATCGCAGATGTAATCCCACTTGCTGATGTCATCGATACCATGTATGGAAGGTGACTCCTTGCCATTATTGTGCCACTTGGCCAGTTCCTCATACATCGGTAGATTCACTGCCACTATGTGATCACACAGTTTTGGGTGATCCCTATATATGGCGTTGCAACCATATATGATGCCGTGTCCTTTTAGTGTCTCTATTGGAAATATGTTTCTGCTTTCACCGTTGCCTATTACGAATGCGATGTCCATCAGATGCCAAATGACTCTCCACACCCGCATGCGGAAGTTGAATTGGGATTTGATATCTCGAACTGTGATCCAAACGTCTCCTCGATCCAGTCCACCTTGGTGCCGGCCACGTACAGCATACTTGTCTCGTCCACCACGAAACGACCGGTGCCCCAGTCCTCCACGTGATCTCCTTCATTGATGCCGTCTTGCTTTTCTATGAATCCCCATTCGTACTTGAATCCCGCACAGCCTCCGCCCAACACCATTAGGCTTACTGCCCACTTGTCTGGGTTCTTGGCCAGCAGTCGTTCCATCTGTTGCTTGGCGGCGTCTGTTATGGTGAATAGGCTCATGCTAGTAATTATCTTACCTTTGGCCCATGTTCTTTATTCCCACGGCCAGCCAGAAGCGTGTGGCGTCTCGCTTCTTCTCGAAACTCATGTAGGCGTTCTGGTCCTCCCAGTGGTTCTTGGGATTCTCTATCTCTCCCACGGGTTCGAACCACCATCCCCATCTGCCCTCGCAGTTGAGTTGGCACCACTCGATGCAGTCACCCATTATTCCATTTGAGTTCATGTCTATGTTGAATCGGAACTTCATCATGTACCCACAGTCCTCGGGTACCTTGGCCAGTCCTGGTTTGACCCGCTTGACCTCGGCCGCTTGGTAATATTTTCTCTCCCTCATGCTCATTTTTTATTTGTAATATCCTAAATTCTGTAATAGGTTTTTATTGCAGAACAGAGGTCCTAGATTGTACCTGTTCTGTTGATCGTTGAATTCGCTGAAGAATCTTTTTTGGTTCATTCTACCTATGTCCGTGTAAGGCTTGCCCTCGGCAAAATGCACGACTTTGGTTGGTTTCAATCCCAGTAAGTTACACCAGTGTATCTGTTCTGAGTGATATTTTTCGACCATGTAGTCCACGTTGAATTTCTGCATACACTCAAAACCCAAACCTGTGGCAAGACGGTTGGCTACGTTTTCATCGTTACTGATCTGCATTGGATCATGAATTTTTTCTCTGCTCATCCTGAGAGCCACTCTGGCGTTGGCTATGGGGAAAGTTTTACTCATGCTGAAGCTCAATGAGCGGATACATGTCGGCGTCAGGTCTATCTTTATGCTGTCAAATGTGGCGTTTGGCAGATATATGAAATCAAGCATGACAGGTACACCTATCTTTTCACATTGCTCTATGAGATAATTCTGTTGTGGATGCACATCACCTATTCGTGCGAATGGACAACTGATTATGACCACATCGTTTTCATCTAGCTCGTCGTCTTCGATGTAGGCCCAGTTGAGTCCGAGTTTTTTCCAACATTCCATGTGCCACCAGTACTCTCCCTTGAATATTCTAAATCTACGGTTACGATGTGTGATGTAGAAGTTAACAAAGTACTCCTGTGATCCCTGAGAAAAACAATTGTGCTTGAATTCATCTATTCCGTTGAATCGAAATCTTGGACATTGTTTTAACCACGTCGGAAAATATTCTTCGAACTGTTTGACTATCCATGGATCCCTGAGGTACTTGTTGGGGTTGATGCTGTCGGTGAAATCTATTAGGTCCTGGTCCTTGATACAGTTTCCGCTAGAGTAGACACTCCAGGTCTTTGA